ATGGCGCGCACAACAAACAGACTGACCGCGATGCTCGTTCAGAAAACCAAGGAGCCGGGCCGATTTGCGGACGGAGGCGGTCTCTATCTTCAGATTTCAAGGTTGGGCGGACGGTCTTGGCTCTTCCGCTATACCCTTGAAGGACGCGCACGGGAGATGGGCCTGGGAGCAGTCGGCACCGTCTCACTCGCCGAGGCGCGTGCAAAAGCGGCTGATGTCCGGAAGCTGTTGGCTACCGGCGTCGATCCTTTGGCAGATCGGCAGGCGAAGAAGCGAGAGGCTGAAGCCGCCAAGACGCGCATGAAGACGTTCAAGGAATGCGCTACGGCCTATATCGCGGCGCATGAACCGGGCTGGCGAAACCCGAAGCATCGCCAGCAGTGGAAAAATACGCTCTACACTTACGCATATCCGATCCTTGGCGATCAAGCGGTGGGGGAGGTTGATCTTCCGCTGGTACTGAGCGTCCTCGAGCCGATATGGACGGAGAAGCCCGAGACAGCATCCAGGGTGCGAGGCCGCATTGAAGCCATTCTTGATTGGGCTACGGTGCGCGGCCTGCGGTCAGGCGATAATCCTGCCCGATGGCGCGGACACCTCGACAAACTGCTGGTGCCCAAGACGAAAATCCGCCGCGTTCGTCATCATCCGGCCATGCCATACGATGCGCTGCCGGCCTTCATGGTGCATCTGCGCGCCCGTGATGCTGTCGCTGCCCAGGCGCTCGAATTCATTATCCTTACTGCTGCGCGCACATCTGAGGCGCTGGAAGCGGTCTGGTCCGAAGTTGACCTCGATAATGCCGTGTGGACGGTCCCTGGTGAGCGGATGAAGGCAGGCAGGCCGCATCGCGTTCCTCTGACGCGGCAGGCGCTGGCGGTTCTTGAGAAGGCCCGGATGATCCGCGATGAAGAGAACGGCGACTATGTGTTCCCCGGCTGGAAGACTGGCCGGCCGCTTTCCAACATGAGCCTCGCCATGCTTCTGCGACGGATGGATATCGAGGATCTAACCGTCCATGGTTTTCGAAGCACCTTCCGCGACTGGGCAGCCGAACAAACGTCGTTCGCCCGGGAAGTCGCCGAGATGGCGCTGGCTCATGCGATCAGTGACAAAGTCGAGGCAGCCTATCGCCGCGGCGATCTATTCGAGAAGCGCCGCAGGATGATGCAGGCGTGGGCAGATTTCTGCGATCAGCCGCCGGCATTCGAATCGGGTGACGGCAAGGTGACGCGGATCAGGGCAGCGGGGTAGGGGTTGCGGCAGAAAATAAGGGTCAAGCTGTCCGCACGAAAAAGCCCACCTTCGGTCGGGCGAATTGGAGCCTGAGGGCTTTTAGACCAAGCTTGTTGCTTCAGCTGATTCTCGTTAGGATATCGGAGTCTAACGTAGCACTATTGGCGACGGGGTCGCCATGTGTAGCGCGTGAGCCGGTGGGGCCGGGGACGTGATGAAAATCGCGCCCGGCTTTTTTTATGTCGGGCGCTGAAATCGAGCCCCGACATGTCAGTCGATATCGCTACTCTCGGCATCAAGGTCGATTCCTCGCAGGCCGCAACCGGCGCGCGGAACCTTGACCGCATGGCGGCTTCTGGCAAGCGTGCTGAGACCGCTTTCGAAGGCATGCAGCGGCAAATCAATGCCACGCTGGGCCCTCTTCGTATGATTCAGGGGTTGATCCTCGGCACAGCGGCAGCGCTGGGCATCCAGAGAATCATTGAGTATGCGGATGCCTGGAAACTGGTCGAAGGTCGCCTCAAGCTGGTCACCAACTCTCAGCGAGAGCTCGTTTCAGTCCAGAATCAGGTTTTCCAGATCGCGCAACGAACGCGGTCTGCCTATCTGAGCACGGCGGAGCTTTACGCCCGCACAGCGCGCGCGTCCGACCAACTCGGAGCCTCACAGCAGGAATTGCTGCGCTTTACCGAGCTGACCGCGAAAGCGGTCATCACCTCGGGCGCCAGCGCACAAGAGGCGTCCGCGGGCATAATTCAGCTAGGTCAGGCCCTGGCCAGCGGCACGTTGCGCGGCGATGAGCTGCGATCTGTGCTGGAAAATCTGAACGGACTGGCTATCGAGATCGCCGCCGGCATGGGCACGACGGTCGGGCAACTTCGCCGCCTGGCTGAGGAGGGAAAGCTTACCTCGGAGGCGATCTTCCGGGCCGTGCTGAGCCGCGCGGATCAGATCGAGGAGCGTTTCGGAACCGTGCCTGTCACCGTCGGGCAGGCGTTGACCGTGCTCGACAATGCGTGGGGAAACTTCATCAAGAACGCCGACTCATCTCTGGGCGTGACTACGGCTCTGGCCGGCGCGGTCATCCTGCTGTCAGACAATCTAGATGTCCTGGCCGGCCTTGCGGCCGGCGTGGCCACGGTCGCAATTCTGAAGGTGGCGACGGCGATCGATGTCGCCGCGATCGCGACGCGCGCCTGGACGGCCGCTCTCGCTGTGAACCCGTTCACGCTCATCGCAGTGGCGATCTCGACCGTCATTGGCCTGATGGTCGCATATCGCGATCATGTAGAGGAGATCGGAGGCGTCTCAGTCCGCGTCGGCAATGTAATGAACGCGATCTGGGTTACGATCCGCGAGAGCGTTTCCGGCACCGTTATGTACGTCGTTCGGCTGATCGAAGCGCTCAGCAAGCTGGCGAAGCTCGATTTCAGCGGCGGTCTCGAATCGTTCCGGAAGGCAGGCAAGGAACTGCAGGATTCTGGGAACGCCATGATCGCCGCCTGGACCAATCTGGGCCCTGCTGCCGAAAAGGCGCTGGGTAGTTTGAGCGAGGCCGCAAAGGAAGCTCTGCCTGTCGTTTCGGATATGACGAAGCAGCAGCGTTCATTGATCGAATCGCTTGGCGATGAGGTCAATCACTTGATCGCGCTCAGCGCGGCTTACGCCGGCCATGGACAGTCTATTGAGGCTGTAGAGCTCAGCTATGAGGCGCTGCAAAAAGCGCGCGCCGCTGATATCGCGCAAGGGTCCGAACTGCATGATCAGGTGAGGGGGCTCACTGCCAGCATCCGAGACCTGAACAAGGAGATCGATTCTCAGCGTCGAATTGTCGACATGAGGGATGATCTCGCCCTTGCGCAGCGCGAACTCGAACTGGTCGGGGCAACAGCACAAGAGCGTGCTGTTGGCCTGGCCGTACTGCGGACCGAGCTCGACCTGAAGCGCCGCAACATCGACCTGACATCAAGTCTGGCACAGGAAGAGCTTCAGTTGGCCCGACAGATCGCCTCAGTTCGATCCCAGGCGCAGGAAATGCTTAAGGCGCTTGACGATGTCATCGCCACACCAGCCAAGGGTGTAAGAAAGAAATATCAGCGGAAACTCAGAAGAGAGTTTGTCAATATTTTCCTGAGTGCCGAGAGGCCAGCATGACTCTGGCGAACGTATGTCTTGATGATAAGTCTTGTGTCTTATTTTCTGACACAGTGCTTTGTGATTTTACCGGAGAAGAAGTGGGCCGGCACTCGAAGCTGGAAGTGCTATCGCACCTTCATTGCGGTTTCATTTTTCGCGGCCTAGCTGGCATTCACTACGCAGCGTACAGCTTCCTGCAAGGGGGAGAGGTTCGCACATTCGAATCAGCTATCGAGCTGTTGCCGGGTGTTCTTTGCGAGAGTGCCAGGCACTTTTCGCAACGGATCAATGAGCTGGGCGTAGCTGATGCAGATAGGCCAGAGCTTGGCGAGATGTTAATCGCTGGCAGATCCTCCGACAGAACGCGAATTCAGGCATTCCGCCTGAGCTACAACATCAACGATTTCATGCCAGTCGAGCTAGAGCGAGGCGTCCACTTGGCGCCATCGCCAGGAGCAGCCGTCCCGCTTCCGAAGTCCATGACTATCGAGCAAGCGATTAGAGCTGCCTGTGCTCAGCGCAAAATGATGGCGGCGCAAGCAATAGAATGCGGCGGTGGGGTCGGCATTGGCGGGCATCTTCAGGCGATGGAGATAACGCCTGACATCATAAGAATAAAGACAATCCACGAGTTCTAGAGGTCGAAATGCTGGTCCGAGATGAGATCCTATCGACTCAGGCGTCCATCGCAGAGGCACGCCTGGTTCTTCAAGCACACCTGAGCTCGAGAAAGGCGCGGCGTGCCTTGGACTCTGTGGGTGTCGCGCCGGATGCTCTTATCCGCATTCTCGATCTTGCCGACGAGATTGCCGTCGAGGCCTTGGATACCCTCGATTATGCCGAGCGGGCCACAAATACTGCGCGGAAGGGAGAGGGATCATCACTTCTGGAGGGAGAAGAGCCGTCGCTTCTGGACTAGGCATCAACGAATCAGGATGGTCCAGGTTGCCCCGGCAGGGTCAGCGGAGACGCTGATGACGGTGTGCAGGCGGCCCTGAGCGGTAAAGGTGTCGCCGGGTTTCGGCGTCGTCGCCAGTGTCGTGGCCAGGATCAGAGCTTGACGATCGCCCGGCTTGACCATGGTCCCGTCCAGATAGGCGGAGGCCTTCTGCAGCGTCATCGAATAGAAATCCTCGACCAGGCCTCGGCAAGTGTAGTTCGTCGTGGTGCCAGCTCCTACCGTGCCAGTGCTGGGGTCGTAAGCGCCCGGCACGGTGCGAGTCAGCGTCACCGAATAGGCGACGTTCTGCAGCGCCGCCGCCACCGTCGCGGCCAGTTTTCCATCATCGAGCAAGCCCATAATCGCCCTCCGTTACAGGATCAGCAGCCCTTCCGGCCGCGCGGTTTCATCGTCATAGACTGAACGTCCACCATCGCCCACCATCGCGCGGGAGACCGCCATTGCGCACGCCACGGCGCCGTCGATCCGGTCCCGTGCCTTCCCCTTGGAAAACAGCTGAAGGCCGGCGCGGTCCGTCTCGACCACAACGTTGCTGAAGTTCCAGCGAAGAACCGGGTGCCCGCCGTGAATCAGCCGGCCGCCGATGATCGCATGTTCCAGGTCGCGGATGGCCGGCCCCATTGTCAGCGAGCCTTGGCGCATTGCCACCACGGGCAACCCGTCTTCGCCAAGGGCGGTCATCATTTGCTGTCCGAGATAGGGATCGAACGCGATTTCGCGCACATCGAACTCGTCGCAGAGGTCTCGGATCTTGTCTTCGACAGCGCCGTATTCCACCGAGGCGCCGGGCGTCGGGGTGATGTAGCCCTGTTCGGCCCACAGGGTATATGGCACGCGGTCCCGTTCGGACCGCTGCCGCAGGGCGTCGGCCGGGCAGAAGAACCAGGGCCAGACGGCCAGCGCGTCATCGGGCAGACGCCAACAGGCCAGAACCACGGTCAAATCGCGGACGCTCGAGAGGTCCACCGCCAGCCAGCACGGATGGTCCTTCATAGCCGCCAGATCGACCGGCGCGCTGCCGCGATCATAGGTGTCGCCGTCCACAAATGGCGCCGCCGAATGATCCAGCCAGACGTTGAGGTGAAGCTGTTTGAACGCCTCACGATCCGCCGGCCGTTCATCCGCCTCGCGCGCGAGCTGGCGCAGCCCCTCGATGTCGGGGAAGCCGAGGTCGAGCCCCGGATTCACCCGGCGCCAGACGGCTTCGTCGCGCCAGTCTTCTTCAGGGCCGGCCTCGAACAGGATCGGCAGGAATCCCTCATCCTCGACCTCGCCCAAGGCGACTTTGCGGGCGTAGCTGTACAAGTCGAAGGCAATGTTCTCCTGGCCTCTGCCGGCCGTGGTGATGATGACGAGCAGCGATTCGGCGGTCTTGGTGAGGCCGGTGCGTATGACGTCGAACAGCTCGCGACTCGGCCAGATGTGCAGTTCATCAAGTAGCGCAAAGGCTGGCGTCAGGCCGTGCTGCCGGCCGGCGTCGGAGCTGATCGCGCGCAGGACGGTGCCGCTCTTCGGATGTTCGAGGCGGTGGCGGTACGACACGAAATTCAGCTTTCCGGCGATCCGGGGATCTTCTTGGCAAATGCCGGCCGCTTCTTCAAACGCGATGCGGGCTTGCTCCCGGTCGGAGGCCGCATTGAGGACCAGGCCACCCGGCACGCGCTCCGGCCCTATGAAGTGGAGCAGGCTCAGCCCGGCCCCCAGCGTCGTCTTGCGGCCGCCGCGCGGCAGCAGGATAAAGACCGTCCGGACCTTCCGCCGGCCGTCGGGGTGCCGCGGGCCATAGATGCGGCGGACGATCTGGTCCTGGAAATCGGCAAGCTGCAGCCGGCGCCCTTCGGCAGTGGATTTCGGGTGACGCAGCACCTTCAGGAATTCGACCGCACGCTGGCCGTACCCGAGTGGGTCGGGGATTTTGGAGCCGTCGAACAGCCAGGCCGGATGAGTTGCGGGCGCGGTCATAGGTCGAGGTCCGCGAGGTCGTCGTTTTCCTGCGGGGCGGCGCTGCCGGCCTTGTGGCGGCTGGCGGGCGTCAATCCAAGCTCAGCAGCAAGGCGACGGGCTTCGGTCATCGATTGGAAGAGGGTTTGAAAGGAAGGATGACGCTTCGGACCATATTCCGTCTTGATGATATCACCGTCCTGCGTGATCGCAGCTTGAGCGCGCCGCGCAGTGCCGACGGCAAGACAATAGGCCTCCAGGGCGGCCAGGTCCTGCGTGGTAATGGTCTTGCGGGCAGCTAGGCCGGGCCAAACCCGGCGCCATTCGCTCTTGGCTTCAGGCGGCAACCAGGCAGGCGCGGGCGGGGCCTTGCCGATGCCCTCCGCCGTCGCCTTTATCGCTGGTTTCCGGCCTCTTGCCACGTCCTACCCCCATTTGCTCAATTCCAGAATCTCGAAAAGATGCCCCCCCGCCGCGTTAGCCGCCCCCCAAGGGAAATATTCGCCCCCCCCTCCCTTCAGGATCGGTTCCAGGGATGTTGAGGGTCGAGAGGTCTTCCACTGGCATCGCAGCCGGGCTTCTGTTCTGTCGGATTGCCGAAGCCGCCGTCATGGCTTGCCGTTTTGCGTGAATGGCAGCGATGACATAGCGACTGGAGGTTGTTGGGGTCGAGAAACAGCGCCGCGTCACCCTTCCAGGGGCGTATGTGATCAACCATTCGAGCACTCGCGCCGCAAGACTGGCACGTCGGTTGGCGTTTCAGGTGCTGCGCCCTCAGGGCTTTCCACTCGGGGGTAGAGTACGGCTTGGCGCGGTCCGGCTGGCCGGTATCGGGGCGACGCGGCTCCGGCGTGCAGGTGCACCGTTGGCCGGCAGGCCTGGGCTTGCGGCAGCGGCTGCAGATCGTGGGAGCGCGGAAGGCCATGGCGTTACCCGATGGCCGGCGGCCGGTAGGGCTCGAGCAGGTGCGACACAGACGCTAGGCCGGGCAGAGCATCAGCGGTGAAGTAGCCGAGCGCGATAGAGCCGATCCCGATGCTTTTCAGCGACGGATCACGGCCCTTCGTCGCCCATTCGGCGCCGATCAGCGTCAAAGCAGCGTGCTGCACGTCAGCGGGCGTATCGGCGTAGCCTGCTTCATAGGTCACGGCGACAGAGTGCCGGCCCCAGGCGATGGGGAGCCCGAAGCTGTCCACGCGAAGCAGCAGGCCGGACTCGGTGTCGATACTGTAGCTTTCGCTGTCCATCGCCTCGGTCGAGCCGTCGAGCTTCACGCTTGTGATGCTGCTGACTGGGAAGCGCGACAGCGCAACGGACAGTTGCGAGCCGTTCGTGGTGACGGTCTCGAGATAGCTGCCGGCCAGGATGGGGCGGCGGATGTAGGTGATGATGATCGTGCTTACGCGGGCGATCAGGCCTTCAATGGCTGCGTCATCATCATCGCCGGTCACGCCCAGATGGGCCTTGGCGGCGGCCAAGCTCACCAGGGCGGTTTCAGGCGGGGTCAGGACTTCGATCATGGCGATCACCTTGAGGTAGAAGGGGCCGGCGGCGGCTGTGGTGGGGCGCAGCCGCCGCCGGCAGGCCAGCCAGCGCGATCGCTGCTGGCTGTGTCGATCTCGCCTCCCTTGGCGGGTCAAATCCGCAGCTGACCGCCGCCGCACATCAGGGAAGCTTAGTACGCCAGGCCGGATCGCGCGGCCTCGTTCTCCGGCGGTCAACGTCTCGGTTAGCCGACCGGTGCGGCCAGCGGATGGCCCAGGATGGCGACGGCCGAAATCGGGCTGTTGCCGCTGTCGGCGCCGGTCGGGGTGATCGTCAGGCGCGTGTAGCGTTTGTTGCCGATGTAGCCGAGCTTGCGCACCGCACCGTCATCCTCGAAGTCGAATCCGGCAGCGGCTTCGGTGCCGATGAGGTCGGTGTCCGCGACGGCGGTGAAGCCATCGTTCGAAACGTCGGACTCCTCGAGCAACACGGCATACGATGCATTCGCATCGGTCAGCGCGCCGGTGGTGATGATGTAGGTCAGGCTGTCGAAGCCCTGCCGGTCGATCACGGTACCGACAAGCGGCGTGGTGCCGATATCGGCATTGGCGGCGGGTGCCAGCACCAGGACCGGCTTCAGATTTTGTGCGGAATCGCGCATCGTTTTTCTCCTTGGCGCCGCCGCCGGCCGCAGCCGGCGGGGCTGTTACAGGTCAGGCGTCAGGCCGGTTAGCTGCTGGCGATCTTGAGCTTACGGAAGGCCTCGGACTTGGCGACGCCAGCGGCGACACGGCGCCGGGCATGGAAACGAGTCATGCCGTTGGCGGCCTGGCTGTATGGATCGCGAAGCACAGACAGCTGGATCCGGTCGAAAATCCGGAACTGGCTGAAGTCGCCGAAGATCGCCGGGAAGTCGCCCGCCCCGATGTCTGGCATGTCCGGAGCCTCGATGACAGGGCGACCCAGCAGAGTTGTTGCGGGCGCGTTAGCTATGCCCTGAGTCATCATCAGGTACTGACCGCTCGTGCCGTCCTTCAGCTTGCTGACCGTACCGATGGTGTTGCTGTTCATGCACCACGTCGCATTGGCGCGATAGGCCGCCGGCAGGTCGTGGTAGAGCTGGATCAGACCGTCAGCGGTGATGGCGGCAGCTTCACCGCTGACGGTGTTGAGAATGTCATCATCATTCATGAATCCAGCCGGCTGAAGCGCACCGGCGCCATCGACGAAGGCACTGCCCTCCGCCTTACCGAACTCTTCTGCGAAGTCGAAGGCAAGCTCACCCGCGATGTCGAGAGCGGAATCCTCGAGCATGGCGTTCGATGCATCGACATAGCAGGCGACCTCGCACACCGGGAACCTGTTCTGACCGTAGGTCGGGGCGGTGTCCGGACGCGCGCCGGTTTCGCCTACCCACTGCGCGGTCAGCGTGCCAGTCCGCTTCGGCAGGATTACCGCGCCCGCATTGGTGTTCGCGACGCGCGCCACCGAGCGAATCGGAGAGAACCGCACCAGGTTACGAAGCAGCTCTGCCACAAACTGATCTGGCGCAAGATAGCCGCCGGCAGTGTCGTCCGATGTGCGAAGGGATCGCACTTCGTCCGCCCCCATGGCCTCACGGCCCCGGCGGAGGAAGTGCGTGAAAGAGCGCGTTTCGAGCTGGTCGCCAGCGCCTTCATCGCCCCCGGACAGGCCGGCGCGAGCGCTGCGAGCTTCGATCTTGTCGAGACGCTTTTCGAGCGCGCTCACCGAGGTGGTGACGGTCGTGAGGTCCGCGGTCGTGCGGGTCTCTTCGGCCCCGCCGGTGTTCGTGTTCTCGTCTTCCATGATTTTCTCCTCTTCATGGTCTTGCCGGCTGGGGTCGGCTTGGCTCCGCACCTCGGTCAACCGAGCGCGGGGATTCGATGCGACAGCGACTAGCGATATCTCCGCCAGCCTGGCGCGGGTGATGGTGCGGCCGCCGCCGGGACGAGGCTGGTCGGCAAGGCGCTTGAAGCCCACCGACAGGGCCATGCCGCCGCTTTTGGCCAGGGCATAGCCTTCTGTGCCGTCGCGGGTCTCGAGAAGGAAGCGCCCCTCGATCGCGAGCCCGTCCCGGGTGTCGCGAAGCTCAGTCACGACGCCAGCAACTCGCTCTGGATCATGGTGCAGCAGGATGGGGAACCGTTGCCCGGCGGCGCGGCGCTCGGCGATGGCAGCAGCGAAGCAGCCAGGCGCGAACGCGGTGCCGTGGGCGTCGAGCACGTCATAGGCGAGGGCGATTCCAGAGAAGCTGCCGGCGGTGCTGACGTCAGCCGGCGCGAAACGCAACTCCAGCGTTTCCGGCGCGGCGCGGCGGCCGGCGGAAGCCAGGACCGGGACCAGAGTCGAACGGCAATTTGCATGGAAGGGCGGCGTCGGCACCGGGCGGCCATCGAGCGAGAATTCCGCGCCATTCATATAAGTGCAGACTTCGGACCTGTCGGCATCCGGCACTGTCCGGACGCGGACTTTCGCGACTATATCGCGGTTGGCGCCGAAGGCGCTGACGCGCGCCGCGTTCACCATCCGCGCGGCTCCGGTATCGGCCATTGCTGCAAGCTGCGCGGCGGCAGCGCCGGCCAGGGCGGCCAGGACCGCACCGCGCGCAGCTTCGGCGCTTTCGGCTTCGACGGTAGCCTCGGTCAGATTGGCGATCATCGTCTCAGCCGCAGTGCGTGACCAGTCGGCGAAATTGCCCGTCGGCGGTAGCGGGACTTCGGGGAACGGCTCGCCGGACGCTTCGCGGGCGTCGACGATTTCGGCCTCGGCTTCCGCGATGGCGCGCTGTGCGATCTCCGGCAGCGCCTCATTCACCACCTCGACGAGGCGGAGCGGCAGGATGGCAAGTAGATCCTCGAGCGCGGCGACGATGGCGGGCACCGTCGGGGCGGCGTCGGCGGCAAGGGCGGCTTCGACGGCCTCGCGCGCGACAGCTAGAAGCGCCTCGGTCAGCCGGTCGGCTTCACGCGCGATCAGGGCGGCAGGGTCAGCCATTGGCGGCCCCCTGGCCCTGGCCGGTAGCGGCCGTGTTTAGCGGGCGATGGAATTCATCACCGCCGGCATAGGGTGGGCGGTTTTCCAGCGCGCGAATTTCGTTCGGATTCAGCAAGCCGTTCGTCACGGCCTGCGCATAGGCGTTGAAGCGGGCGGCCAGGTCGGCTCGCGCAAGATCGGCCGTCTCGAACTCGAAAAAGTATTCAGCGCGCTCGGCTTCTGTCAGAAGATCGCGTTCAAGCGCCTGGCGCCACAGCGCCAGCAAGGGCAGCACCACCAACGAGAGGAACTGCTGGCCCATATGCTCGGCGTTGTTGTGGGTCGCCCGCTCGAGCTCCTGCAGAAGGTGGAGCGGGATGCGGAAAACGCGAGCGATTTCGGCGATCTGGTGCCGGCGCAGCTCCAGAAATTGCAAATCGACGCTGCTGAACTGCAGCGCCTCGAAGGTCATGCCCTCCTCGAAGACAGCGGTGCCTCCCGACTCGGTGCCGGAGTGCAGGGCGGTCAGGCTGGCCTTCAGGCGAGCGATAGCTTGGTCGGTAAGCTTGCCAGGGGCTTTTACCACGCCGGAAGGCCGCGCGCCCTTGGCGAACAGGCGGCTCGCGTAGCCTTCCATCGCCAAGCTGAGGGCGATGGCTTCGCGCGCCTCCGCCACAAGCGACAGCGGCTTGTGCGGGTTCGGGCCGGGCAGGCGGAGCCACAGCAGCTCCTCGCGCGCGACGGGGCGCTTCGTGCCGCTGCTGGTCGTTGCGGTGAAGCTCGGTTCGCCTGAATCCGACCAAGACACCGAAATGACGCCGGCCGGGATGTTGACAATCTCGACGACCCGGTCGCGTGCGCGCCCCACCCAGCAAAATGCCTCGCCATGCAGCGCGAGCTGCATCATGGCGGTCCCGCGCCATTCGGCGCTTGTGGTCCAGGAATTTGGGGCAGAGGCAACCAGGGCGGCTAGCGGATGGTCGTCAGCCCGTTCCTTGCCACCCTCGGGAAGCCGGCGGAACAGGTGCAAGGGCAGCTGGCTTACGGACTCGGATAGGATGCGGGCGCTGGCGGCGACGGTCGGGCAGCGCAGGGCGCTTTCAGGCGAGACGCTGAGGCCGGCGGCCGTCGCGCTGGCGGCCGTCAGCAGCCGCTCCAGCTCACCCCAGCTGCCGTCACCACGGGTTTCAAGACCCAGGAGTTTTCGAAGAAATTTCATGAAACACACCCCACACGCATTAAATCGTTCAATGCATGTGGGGTGTGAGTCAAGTAAAAATGTCAGTTATGAGTTTTTATCATTATGAGTAATTGTCATATTACTCAGAAATATGAGTATTACTCAATCTTATGTGGTTTATCATTTGTTGTAATGACCTGAAAATCCCTCCGAATGGCGGCAATCCACTCTGGTGGAATCTCGGAAGATTCGGCAATTCGCTCCATTCGTTTCAGCTTGCTGACGATGGTGTTAATTTTTGTCGTCGGCTTCATAAGAAATTTATCTGCATTGAACATTGAATCCCCCTGCTCCTGATTTGAACTGTTCATATGTTACCGCAGGGAAATTCATTTTATTAGTTGTTTTTAAATCATTACTTCCAATGATTTTAAATCATCGTCTGGACTTAGTGTGTGGTGCTGTTCAGACGCTCCAGCTCCGCGTCCAGGATGGCGGCTTCATGCGGGTGCGCTTCGAACCAGCGCCGGCCGGCGTCCTGGTGCCGTCGGTTCCCGCTGAGACCCAGTGCCAGGGCGTGCCAGCGACACTTCACCGGCCCGGCAGCGTCCGGCATTTGCTCGATCAGCTCGGCTATTTCGCCGCCAACCAGTTCGCGAGCCGCGTCCAGATGACCTTCAGTCGCGGCCATAGCGGCAGGAAGGCAGCTTTGCGCGATACCGGCCAGAACTTTCCACCGATCCGGCCAGGACATCGGGAGCATAACGCTAATGGTCCAGCGAATGAGCTCAGCACGGTCGGGGTTGTGTGTCTGTTCAGCAGGCATGGGTTTCTTCCTTGGGAGCGGCGGCGCCGTTGAGTTTGGCGCGGTCAGGTGCGGCCGGATGGGGTTGGTCCAGGTCCGAGACGACGATCCAAGCATAGACTAGGCGAAGGGCCTGCAACGGGCTCAAACCGCCCTGTCGGATCAAGTCGGCAATCGCCCGGCGTGCGGTGGCGGCGGGGGTCGTGTCGGTCATCGGGGGGTCTCCTGCTGTTTGCTGAGAAAATCTCTCAGGGCCTCGGGGCCGGCAGCCGCCGCAGCGGCGACCGCTCGGTCGAATTCTTGGTCGTCGGCCGATGGCGGGGCGGTGGCGTCCTGATCGAGCCAGCGTTCGCCGCGTAGCCAGGTTGAAGGGTGGCAGATAAACTGCCCGTCCCGGTCGGCCACCTGCCCGGCATAGCGGAGGATGCCCTCGACCAGCGCCTCAGCCGTCGCCTTGCTGAGCGCGGCTCGGTAGGCCTGGCGCGCCTGGCCCTTGCCGACCTTGCGGGGGCAGTGCTTCCACCACGCTTCGAAGCTCGCTTCCAGATCGCCGATATTTAGATTCTTTCTTTTCTTTATATTATTGTGCCGGTTTGTGTGCCGGTTGCTGTGCCGGTTTTCGCGAGAAGGTGTGCCGGTTGCTGTGCCGGGTTCGACCGGAAACAATAGAGTTTCTGCGGCTTTCGGTGTGCCGGTTGCTGTGCCGGTTTTTTCATCAAGGTGTGCCGGTTGCTGTGCCGGTTGCTGTGCCGGGGGTGTGCCGGTCTCTTCAGTGGCGGCCTGATAAATGTCGTAGTTACAGACGGTTATGACCATCTGCCCTGTGCCGGTCTCTGCGACGATCATGCCGTCTTTCTCGAGGCGCTCAAGGAAGCGCCGAACGGCACCCACTGACCATCGCCAGGTGGCGGCTAGATGCCTCAGCGAGGCTGACAGTTGACCGCGATCTAGGTCGCCGTTCGACTGCCATGCAGCGCCGTCGATCAGCCAACACCATGCGGCACGGCGGCAAAATGGCTCGTTGGCGCCGGCCAGGGCCGGGTGGTTGAGCCAACCACGGTACATCTTGTAAAACCCGGCCATGGTCAGCTCCGTTCAGGCGCTAAGCTACGGAATCGCGACAACGCGAGGTCGCAAAAAACCGCCGCCATGCCGGTTCGGCCGTGGCGATTCTTGGCAACGATCAGCTCGGCCTTGTTCCGCTCGGCGGCGGCGGACGCTGACCAGTCAGCAAGGCGTCCGGTGTACGCAATCTGATCTTCTCCGCTTCGGCGCTGCGGCTGCTCTCTTTCGAGGTAATACGATCTGCGGTAGAGAAAAATTACGGCATCCGAGTCCTGCTCGATGCTGCCTGATTCGCGTAGGTCAGAAAGCTGCGGGCGCTTGTCCTCGCGCCCTTCGACGCCTCGATTCAACTGGCACAGCGCAAGGACAGGCACTTCAAGTTCTCGCGCCATCTCCTTGAGTCCACTGCTTATTCGGCGGAGTTCTTGAAGCCGGTTCTCGCCGCTGCTGCGGACCAGGTGCAGGTGATCGATGACGATCAGCCCGACACGGCGCCGACGCCTCATTCTGCGTGCACGGGCGCGAATCTGGCCGATGGCGAGCCCGGCGGTATCATCAAACTCAAGTGGCAGTCCAGACAGCCGGCGCTCGGCGTCTTTAAGGCGAGCGTATTCATCGTCGTCAAGGGCACCGCGCCTGATGCGATCATACGCGATCTCGGTCGCATCGGCGGCCAGCCGCTGCGCGATTTCTTCTGCGCGCATCTCTAGCGAGAAGAAACCAACGCCGGTTCCAGTCGCGGCAACATGGCGGGCGATGCAGCAGGCCAGGGCGCTTTTGCCCATCGCGGGCCGGGCGCCCATCGTTATGAGGTTGCCCGGCGCCATGCCGCCCAATATTCGATCCAGGTCAGCGAGGCCCGTTTCGAGCCCAAGTGCATTGCCGCCGCGCTTCCGCGCTTCCGCCGCTTCTGTCGCCATACCAGCAAGGGCGGCTGCAATCGGTCTCGATCCTCCCTCAGCGGATCCTCGCTCAGCCAGCCCGGCCAGCTTTTCCTCCGCCGCCTCGATCTGGCTTTCGGCAGTGGCGTCGAGATCATGCTTGAAGGCCTCGTTCACCACCGTCTCGCCGAAATCGATCAGCTGCCGGCGCAGATAGAGGTCATAGACGGTGCGGCCGTAATCCTCCGCATTCACCACGGTCACGACCGAGGCCGCCAGCTTCACCAGATATTGCGCGCCGCCGACATCGGCCAGCGACCCATCCTGGTCGAAGAAATTCTTCAGGGTGATCGGGTTGGCCATCTGGCCGCGCTCGAGCAGCTTGCCGCAGGCCTCATAGATGCGGCCGTTCACCGGATCGGCGAAATGATCCTTCTGCAGGAACTCCGACACCCGCTCATAGGCGCCATTATTGATCAGGATGGCGCCCAGCAGCGCCTGCTCGGCCTCCCGATTATGCGGCGGGATGCGGTAGGGCTGGGCGCGCGGATCGGGCAGGGCAGCGGATTCATTCATCGCCCTGGCCCTCCGCGTCGTCGGGGCGGCAGCCGGCCTGGCCAGCGAGAACAAGGCATCGAAGTCCAGATGCCAGGGCTTCGGCGCGCTCATCGTGGCTCAAGCTAGTATGGCTGGCCTTTATGCCGCCGTACTCAATGGCGCGCAGAGCGGTTTCGAGCAAGTGACGATTGGCGATTTCGGCAACAGGAAGCATTCTCGCAACTCCGAGTTGCGCTGCGGTTGGGTCTCAGCTATGTAAAAAGGGGGGCGACGTTGGGAGCCGCCGGCATACTAAATCGGTAGTTCAGTACTCGATGCCGTCCTGGATAGCCGCCTCGAGCACGCTGGCTCGGACGTAGCGGATTTGACCGATTTTCACAGTCTTCAGGTGCCCGGCGTTCACCATCTCGTAGAACTTACTCCTGCTAATATCCAGACGCCTCATCGCAATTCCCGCGCGGATCAAGTAATCGTCACTCTCAATTTTCACATTTTCTTTACTCATTTTTACCTCCGTTCCGGATTTGCCAAATCGTACTGGAACGGACGGCATGCAACAATGTTACTAAAAATGAGTTTTTCTCATAATTAGTATATAATATGAGTTCTGTTCATCGCAATTTTTGTATGGTTATTTATAACGTATTGATTTTCCGGAGTTCTGCCGAGATCCGCATTATCGGAATTTCTGACATGCACCAACGGAACAACAATCCGGCACAATTATTGCTTTTTGTCCGAACCTGTTCGGCCTTGTTTGGACGGAATTTGTGGGTTGAAACTGGGGTAGAGACGACACTAGGAAAAAATGTCTTTTAAAAACTTATACTTACAATAAAAAATGGCGGATGGGGTGGGATTCGAACCCACGGTGACATCGCTGCCACGCCGGTTTTCAAGACCGGTGCCTTAAACCGCTCGGCCACCCATCCATCGCTGGCATCGCCAGAGTATGGCAAGCGCCGGGTTTCTAGCACAGCCTCGGACGACGTCCAATCTCTTGCGTCTCGGGTAGCGTTCTACCGCTGGCACTACCTTTCTACCGCCGCGGCACATAAGGCCGCCGGCAGCCTGTTGCCAAGCGCCCGGGCCTGTGCCACATGCTGAAGGCCAGATATGCTTAACGGCCGTTACAACAGAAGGCAGCGCC